AATTGACCAAGGCGATCCTTTACCAGGGGTAGGGACCAAAAGTTCCACGAATTCATCAAGGTATTTTCTATACTTAGCAGGTGGATCAACATTATTCCTCATTTTATCTACACGCCCTTTTATAGAGGCATGGTCAGAATTATGTGATCGCGCTGCAAAAATAGATGGTTGATCAGTCAAAGGGTTGGAAAATGCTTTACCAGGATTTTTCCCATCCTCAGTGACTAATGGTCTTGTTGGTTGATAAAAACATGGAAGTGATGTTGTAGGGACTATATTGTCTTTATAATCTATACTATCGATTAATGGATATAATACCGCAGCCTTAACATGAGAATCCTCAACATTATCTTGGGATAATATTCTCTCAACATCCGAAATAACAGGCGGTGATGTCTTATTGGCTAAACGTGAACGTATAGCAGCATAAGATATACCAGGCAGCTCAACGGAATGTGGTGAACCATTAGCTGCAACAGAAACAGTATCAGTCATTTGATTATACATTATTGTTTTATCTTTAAATGTAAATTGTCGTCGTCTTATACCATTCTGAAATTTCAGATATTGATAATGGGGTCTCAAAGTTATGGTTGAAGGTATTATAGTAATTAATCGGCGATGTGGATCTCTCTCCAATTTATGTTGTGTTACATGAAACGTCAGTAAAGAACCATGTTTTCCTATGATCGATATAGTATCACCTGTATAATCCCAAATTTCATGTTCATACGTGGCACCACCAGAAACAGCATAATGCACTACATTATCCCTAATAAAATAGGAATAATCAGGGCCTTTATAACTTGCTTCTTCGGGTACCAAAGTATAAATGATCATTGGTTTAAAAAGGGTCAACCATCGATTCATATCCGCATAGTAGTCAACGTCGGTAAATAATAACACAGCATCATCAGGGACAAAATCAGCACGATAAGGGATATTCAAATCTTTAGGAAAATAGAAAAATCGATTTCCCAAGCCAGTATCATTAGCACTCATAGATATTGTATATGGCGTGAATCCAGCATCTCGCACTATCTGTGACATTTGTATGTTGACAGAGGTGCGTAATGTGGCTGCTTCACGATGTGTATGATTTTTGGCGAGGAAAATTAACTTTATTTCTTGAATCGGATGATCCAGAACTTTCCGAAGATTAGGATATCGAATGATGGACTTTTCGACAGCTTTAGATAATTTATGTATCTTCAAGGGGTCGACTATCCATGGAAGCATCTTATTTGCATAATATCTTGTCATGGTTTTCATACCAATCATATCAGCTTTAAATAACTTCCATGTGCTTAGTCTTGGTAGATTAACTACCGCGACAGATTCCGCAACATTACTATAAACTTCACTCATTA